ACCCGGGGTAGTACCAGAATTTCGGATTGCCCATATCCTACCCCGCGAACAGCGGACTCGTTGCCCGTCCGAATTGGCCATAGGCGCGTTCAATCGAGCGAACCAGCGACGGGATCGCGTCTCGGTCGATCGCTGCCGCGTTGATGTTGATCGTCACGCCACCGCCGCCCGCCATCGCCCGGCCGGCTTGCGTGGCAGCACCGCCAGCCTGGATGATGCGCTCGCCCTGATGGACGACGGCTAGCTGCGTACGTGCCACCATGCCGCCTTCTTGGAACAGCCCGATGCCCTTGCCCGCTGCGCCGAACACCTCGGACATGCCAGCCGTAGCGATCGCCAGTCCGATCCGACCGGCAGACGCGCCCGTGAAGAACTCGCCAGCCGTGCCCTCAGCGCCGAACGAGAACATATCTACGAACTGCCGGATCATATCGCCCCAGAACGCATCCACCGCGTCTCGGATGACCACGAGGAACAGAGCGGGCAATTCCAGCAGAACGAATTTGACGAGTTCGAGCGTGCCCTTCAGGATCGCGACCACGATCTGTGGGGCTGCCTCAACTAGCGCGCTGACCAGTTGCGGGATCGCCTCTGTCAGCGACTCGACCAGGGCCGGGATCAGGTCCGGCAAAGCTTCGAACCCTGCCGCCACGTTGTCAGCGAAATCGTCCACCTTGCCGACGATGGCATCGACGCCCTGTGATCCGATGGTTTCGAGCGTCGAGATAGCCGTCGTGAGTGCCGTACCCACTCCCGGCGCCAATAGGCCGGCGGCGCTGAGTGCCGACTCGCCCGCACCGATCACGCCGGAGACGTCACCCGTTAGCCCACCTGCCATCATCGATAGCGTTCCCGTCTCGATGAAATTCTGCATCCCAGATTGCGACTGTTGGAGGTTCGCCATCGCGATAGCGATATCGTCCAGCGCCGCCGCATACTCCTCTGCGCCAATCTGCCCGCGCGTCAATGCGATCGTCGCGTCCGCCTGCAGGCTGTTGAGTTCGTCCATCGCAGACAGGACCGGGCCGTGGATTTCTTCGGCCAGATCCGCCAACCGATCGCGTAGACCTCCGGCCTTGTCCCCGAGTGCCGCGATCCCCTCGGTGGCCGGTTCGGACAACAGATCGAATGTATCGGCTAATGTGATCGCTTCCAGCCTCGCCTCTCCCAGAACGAATGTGATCTCTTTCCCGGCCTCCGCGATGTCTTCGAGTGCACCGCCACCGACAGGACCGCCGCCAGCACCGCCAGCGCCGCCAGCGCCCGATGTGATCTTCGTGAACATCTGATCGAGTTCTGTACCGGCCTCGACTGCGGCGTCTACTGCCGCGCGAACGTCTTCGGCCAGCGTAGGCAGACCGCCACCGATCAGCGTTGAGATACCGCCAGCAGCACTGATTTCCGACATCGCGGCCCGAAATTCTCCCGCTGTTTCGGCCTGCCACAAACCCTGGAAACCACCGATCAGCCCCTTGATCCGATCCATGTTCAGTTCGATCATCTTCGACATGAACGTGAACGCGATGGTCACACCGGTGGTGAACTGGTGGACGATTTCACCGGCGCCACCACTGCCCAGCGCTTGCGCGAGATCGTCCGCGAGTCCGGCCGTTACTGTTTTCATTTCGGCCATCGCCCGCTGCCATTTATTCGCCGCGCGTGCGGCTGCCGGTCCGATATCCGTCCCAAATTGATCAGCCAGATCGATGAACGTCTGAAGTTCTGCGCCTCCCAACGCCTGCAATAGCCGGGTTCCCTGCTGACCGAAGATCTGGGTCGCCACAGCCGCCCGTTCTGTCGGCTCTGGGATCGCCATCATGGACGCGATGATCTCGCGGAACACGGTATCGGCATCGCGTAGATTGCCCTGGGCATCGGTGACGTCGATGCTCAGTTTCGCCAGAGCGTCGGCAGCGGTACCGGTTCCGCGTGCGGCATCCGCCAGGCGGCCCGGGAGGGCCACTAGGACACGTTCCATCGCCTCCAGCGACTGACCACTCCCCTCGGCCGCCAGCGACAGCCCAGCCAGCGTACCGCTCGCGATACCGGTACGCGTCTCCATATCGATCAACGCGTTGACGTTGTCGGCTAACTTCTGGTTAAACGCCACGAATGCCGTAACGGTCGTCAATAGTGCTTTGCCGAGTGCGGCGCCGGCCTTCTTCAGATTGTCGAATCGTTGCTTCGTCTTCTCGGCCTGATCCGAGGTTTTATCAGCACTTTCGCCAACCGATTTAAGCCCTGGCGATGCCTGATCGTCCATTTTCAGGATGTATTGGACGATCGGGTTGGCCATGCTGTCCTCCGGCTACAGAATATCAGTGATTGGGATGCAGGGCACGATCATTGCCCCGCGCGCGTTCTCGGACAGAATGAACTGTCGCATGTTCAGATCCGCGCCCTCGACACACATCCAGGACATGATCAGCCGAAACCACATAGTGATCTCGATGTCCAGATCCCCCGGTACGAGGAACGTGTCAGGCGTGACGCCATACCGCCGCGCCATCGCGTCGAGCATGCGCAGCTTCGCGCGATCATTTCGGAAACGGCGCGGCCATTTTAGCCGCCCTCCGATACGTGGTCGTCGCGGCAGTGACGATCGCCAACACGTCTTCGCTCGGGATTCCGCCGATGAATACCAGCCCGCGATCCGGATCCTGAAGATCGATCGTCGGAACCAGTCGCAGATCGTACCACTGACGGCCGCGCGGCTTCTTCGCGGACATCACCACAGCGCACGCCAGATCGCACATCTGCTCCGTCATGGCGACGGTCTGATCATCGCTCATTTCCAGCGCCTCGCCATCGTCTCGCCTCGCCGCGGAGGCCAGCATCGTTAGCCCTATCTGGAGTCTGACAGCCTCGGACGGAGTCAGTGAGCGGATGCGATAGATCCATTCCGCTCCGTCGACCTCGCACATCGTCCGCTTGACGATCATGCTCGCGATCGGGTTCTTCTTGTCGGTTGTTCCCATGTTGTGCCTCTTGTGTTGGGCCGGCCCGATCCCCATCAGGCCAGCGAGTTGCTACTACCAGACGTAGCTACCTCCAGCTACGTCGTTGATCAGCTGGAACGCTACGCCGTTGTTCCCGCTGCCGTCACGCGCTCGCAGTGTGACGCTCTGGGTGACCACGCCGGCGGTGGTGATCGGATCGCTGCATTCGAACACGACCGCGTTGTAGAGTGTCGTCGTGAATCGGTTGTTGCCGCTGCCGGTGAAGAGCAGCGATGCCGTGCTCGATGTGCCGGCGATCAATCCGCTATGGAACGAGTCGACGTCCCAGTGCAGTCCCAGATTGCAGGTGATCGATCGGAACCCTGAGAAGTCGGGCTCGGTGGTCTGTGCCGATCCCAGATACTGCCGACGCTCAAGCGAGTTGTCGATCGTCACGTCGAAACTGGAGATCTTCGCGAACGTGAGGCTGTTCCACGACAGCGAGCCGGCCTGTGAATGCAGGATCGGTGCGGCGCTCGCCGTGTAGCTGGGGGTTCCGCCGCTGGTACGTCCGCCCGACGTCTGACCGATCCACGATGTCCGGACGCGCATGATGTCGCCCGCCGATTGCGACAGCGTCAGTGATGAGCATTTCATGCCCTCGAACACCTCGGCCGTACCGGTACCACGTAGAAATTCCAACGTGAACGCGGGCACCGTTGCCGCCGTGCCTGTCGTGATCGCGTGGGTATACGGCCCGCTGCCCGTAGTCGCGCCCGCGCCCAGCGCAGCGAATAGGACGTTTCCGAATGCCGGCGAGTTGTAGACGGCCTCGAATTCTGCGTCACCCGCTGCCGCTTCGTCGGATAGGAAGATCTCGCTCTGGATCGCGTTGGTCGCTGACAGGTTCGGCCGAAATTGCCGCGTGAACGTGCGCTGAAGATTACACGACACCAATTCCTGCCAGCACGACCGCGCTACGGCGGTGCCGTACGGGTTGCCGCTCAACTCTTTGCCGAGGCCGAGTCCTGATCCCCTTCCCATGTATGCCAGTGCCATGATGTCTCCCTTTAATCGCTAACAGTTTGGACTTTGATCAATGCGCGCGGATTGAGTACACGCCCCTCGGACGTGGCCACGGTCAGTGATGCCGTGTAGTCGGATCCACTTGAGCCCGCTTTGACCAAACAGCGCACGAGCGCCGGGTGCTGGATCCGCGTCGTGCCCTCCTCGAACATGCCGGCCTGTGCCGATGCGACGTCTAGCACCTCGAATTTCACGTAGTCGATCTCTTCGAAAAGCACCGATCCATGCTGCGCTCGGGCGAACCGTTGCAGTGCTCGCGACATGTCGAACCACACGTAGATCGTCTCGCCCGCTTGTTTGACGACGATGTGCCGTGGCTTGGTCGCGCCTCGCCGCTCTGGGCGCCAGACCACCACGTTGTCGGCCGGGATCTGGCCCTGCATCAGCATGTAGGCCGTCTTCGCGCTCGACAGTGTCACCGATGTGGACACGTCTGACGGCGTCCCCGTGTGGTCGAAATACAGCCACCCGTTCGCCATGATATCCGTCGTGGAGAAGGGCATGTTGTCGATCTCAAGCACGCCCGTCCGGTTCGCTTTGCTCCACGAGTCGCGCTCGAATGTGATCGCGGTGATCCCATCCGCGCCCGTCACCCGGAGATCGTACCCGTCCGTCCGGACGTTGTCCCAGAACACGTCCGACAGTTGGGTGAGGTTCAGGGATACGTCGTTCGGGCTACTGCCAGACAGGAAGTCCACGCAGAACGCAACCCGGCGCCGCCATCGGGTGCTGCTCGTGTCTGGTTTGATCCACATGTCAGATCCCCGTGGTGACTCTGAGGTAGCATTCTACTTCAAGGACGGCGATCGGATAGTGCGCGCCCGTCTCGACCTCGGATGCGACGAATGACCGACCGCTTGCGATCACCTCGTAGACGCGCCCGCCCAGAGTCCGATCCGACTCGATGGCGCGAAGTAGATCGTCGAGCATGTTGACCGCGGCCTCCTCACGAGCCGTATCGGTGTCGGCACCGGTCAGCCCCCACCCGACGATCGTGTACATGCAATCGCGCCGGTAGCTCCCCAGAACGACATCGTGTCCAGACCGGACCTCGTCCAGCACGATCGTCGCATATGGTGGGCCGATGGGCGGGCTGGCCGTTCGCACCCGTCCCACCTTGCCCGTACCACTCAGATCGTGAGTGTAGACGCCGGATCCGTTCACGCCTTGGATCTGGCTGATCAGTGCGTCGTGGATGTTGTTGAGAACAGCCATCAGGTCGATCCGCCCTGGAGCGATATGCGGAACAGATCGCGTAGATCAGGCTCCATTTTGCCGATCGCCGTCTCCATCGCCCGGCGCATAAAATACGTCGGCTTGATCTTCACGCTCTTGACGAGGGCGTACCAGGCCCGCGGGGCTCCGCCTCCGATGGTGTCACCGTATCGGCCGAGGTACAGCCGTCCGCTCTCGCTTCGGAACGGGAAGAAGTCCCCGACGGTGCGAAGTGGCACACCTGAGAATCGATCAACACCCGCGGCAGTCTTGGCGGGGTCCAGTGGGATCCGTAGAAAGTCAGACGCCGTCGGCTTGATCGTCGCGCCGAATTCTTGGGTGCCGGCATAGGTTACGATCCCTCGTGAGCCAGGGCCGCCCGCCTGTAGCACCACAGCGGGCGATCCGCCGATGGTCTGCACGTGACCCCGGATTGACGATGCGAGGCGCCCTGTGCGCGCTCTTGGCCGCCTCGTGGCGTTCGATTTGGCCGCCGCCTCTGCCCGAAGTGCCGTCGTGGAAAGCGCCACCGTGAGGCGCCGGCTGAACTCTGTCTCACCGATCCGCTTGATGTGCGCCGCGAATTCGTCCAGCGTGATCGTGCTAGCCATCGCCGTCACCAATCAGGATCGAGTGGATCATCACGATGGCCATCAGGATCGCGGCCAGCATCGCTACTACCTCGCACAGCATCACGACAACCAGTGCGACGGCATCCGGTATGGCCGCAGCAGTTGCCGGACTGCATCTGGGATCGGTGGCAGATCGAAGTCGCTCGACACGCCACCGGCAGACGCCCGACGTCGTCCGGCACCGCCCTTCCGGCGCTCATACAGCAGAGCCGCATATTCGAGGATCGCGACGGTCAGCGCGCTGTCTGGATTGGCGCCAGCGAACCCGGCAGTCAAGATCACCCTGATCGCCCGAAACGACTTGGACCAGGCGTGCGTGGCGTCCGGATTGAGCCAGATCTGCCCGAGCTCGCCGACGATCGTGTACTGACTCGAGGCGACTAACTCGGACGATCCGTAGGCCCACAGCGCGTCATCGTGGACCGATGCTACCGCCGTGATCGGCTTGACCGGTAGCTGGAGCACCCGCTCGTTCACGGTCATCGGGGCGTCAAGGTACAGCGTATAGGCGGCCGAATTGATGACAGCGGCGCCGCCCACCGTGGCAGGTGGGAATCCGAGGTAGTCGGCTATCGATGACTCAGCACGCGTGATTAGCGTGGTCAGATCAGCGTCTGCGCCGCTGTCGAGGCCCGGCAGGTATGGATAGAGCGCGGCGGCTGATGTGAGCGGCATCGGTCACTCCCCATCGGCAGACATGACCGGGTTTGGTGGTGCCCTCATCGCGCGCGTCCGTCTGGGTCTGACCTCGGCGAACGCGTCCGGATACGCCTGCATCCAGACCCGCGCCACAGCTTCGGAGACATCGACCGTGTCACCAGAACAGAGACAGCCATACCCGGCGATCGTCAGGTCGCTGTCGTCTGGTCCATGTCCGCTGAATTTCAGTTTCATTGCGTCTCGTATTTCCGCTTGGTCGACTTCTTGAACCCGAACCGCGAACGCCCGCTGAGGTGGGCAAACGCCTCGCTCTTCGAGCCTAACTGATCGATCAGGCGCTTCGCCTCTGCCGACGAGTCGAACCCAGGGCTGTCTACCAGCATGCGGATCTCGCCGGGTGACCAGTTCTGGAGTTGGTCCGGAATCCCCGAGTATTGACCATCGCCCCGGCTGACGGTGCCGTCAGCGCCAGGCGAGGGCCAGCCCTGGAATTCCAGATATACCGCCACTAGCTCACCGGTTCGAGAATGAGCGTCATGCGGGCCTGAGTAGCAACTCCCGAATTGTCGTGCAGGCATCGAACGACGATCGTCTGGTTGCCATCGTATTCGAGCGTGGCCCCGGTACCGACAGCCGCCTTCGCGACATCGACCGAGAACCCATCAGGGGCGAATCCGTAGGTGGTTTTGGCGGCCAAGGCTACGTCAGAGTCGTCAGCGTCAAGCGACCACTCCCACGCCACAGCCACCTCATCCGACTGCAGAACTTGAAATTTCTTCCAGTTCGCCGAGTGCCGAGCCGCAGCGAGGAAAGAGGTAAGGATGACGCCGACGAGGCGAACCTTCCGACCCACCGCGATGCACCGTTTGTCGTCGGTCGTGGCGCCGTCGGCGGTGTCCACAGTTTGATAAATGTATCCCATGATGATCTCCGAAGATCAGAGGTTGATCGCGAGCGAAACGTTCTTCGTTGCGGCGGCGTCGGGGCTGTCCATGACCTCACGGATCGTGGCCACGAATGCTACGGTTCCGCTGACAATTTCCTTGTCGACTTCCACGGTGGCGCCGCGCTTGGTGTACCGCTGCCAGCCGTCGAGATCAACGAGCATGGACGAGGTGAGCGCACCGCTGCCGGTGAACAAGCCACTAGCTGCGAGATCGGCAGACATGAACCGCGAGACGATCAGGGGTACGCCCATGAACGAGGCGAGTTGCCCCGACAGGATCGTCGCGTTCGGGCCGTAGTTGTCGACAGTCAGGACCTCTGAGATCTTGAGGAAGTCGGTGACGAGAGCCTCGGGACTGACGACGCCGATCAGGTTGCCCGTGCCGCGCTCGCCGAGAACGCCCATCATCGTAGCGAAATTCGCCACGTTCATGGTTCCGGAGACGTCAGTAGTGGCGCTGGAATCGAACGCTTTAGCGCGCCAACCCAAGAACAGGCGCCGATGATCGCTGTCACCGCCCAGCCCGGATGCACCCCAACGGCTACGGATATTCCAGGTTGCGATCGCGTCCTGGTGGGTGGCGTTGGAGTCACCGTTCACCATCGCGTCCTCGAAGCCATCTTCGAGGGCCGCGACGATCTCGCGACGGAGGATCTGTGCGGCGGCGACTGCGGAGTCTTCGAGGGCCGCGTCATCGCAGTACACGAGGACCGAGAGGCCAGACATCGAGATGGTCTTGTCGGCGGTCTGCGGCGTGCTGGCGGTGTATTTCCGCGGGTCGTCGGTCGTGATCTGGCCCTTCACGTACGGCCGGGCTCCGCGCGTCAGCGTCGGGCGAAGGAGCGTGTTGTTCGTCACCGCGATCGGCTGGAGCAACGCGCGCAGTCGTCGAGGCGTCTGGAATTCTTGGTAGACGGAGGGCAGGAAATCATCGGGGATCCACTCGGCGCCCACGTTGGTGGTATCCGAGAACGCCTTGGTGATGGCCGCTCGCAGCACCGGAGACGGGCACGCCTGGAGGTGACGATACAGGTTGACGTCGAGGTTCGGCGTGTTCGCCGTGCCGCCGGACATCCGCTGGGCCATTCGTGCGAGGTTCCTCGTCGTGTAGTCGCGCACGAGCGTAGCGTGCCACTCGTCAGCAGGCGCCGGATCGGTCAGCAGGCCGTGCGCCTTGCCCTGTACCGTGGTTCCGCTGGGGAGTCTGGTGGACATGGATCGCGTCGTCCAGTTGACCGGCGCCGCGGCGTCATCGACGTTCGCGTACTCGGCCAGCTTGGAGTCGCCGCCATGGGGCTCTGGCTCGACAAATGCCCTCTCTGTGAGCGCGCGGTGTGCCGCCACGAGATCTTCAACCTTCCTCTCGATCTGCTCGGTTTTGACGGCCGCCTCATCGCCACGGGCCGAGAGTTCGACCTGTCGCGTCTGGATGGCGTTGAGGGTTTCGATTGCGTCGTTGCGGTCCATATTGTCACTCCATGTCCGCCAGCCAATCGGCCAGCGCGTCTACCCCGTTTCGGGGTGCGGGTTGTTGATTATGAGAGGCGGCATCGGCTACAGCCATCCGCAAGCGTCCATCTAGTTCGAGCGCGCGAAGTACGATGTCGATCACATCGTCTCGGCAGAGTCCGGGGATCTCTGGTTGCGTCCCACCGGCAGCGCGGAACGCATCGCCCAAACTGCGGGCGGCCAGTGCCTCAGCCTGGACCGGTACAGATGCCGTAGACAGTTCGAGCAGTTCGGCACTTTGGATAATCATCCCGCTGGCTGCGCGCCGGGGATCGTCGGGTCCAAGTTCGGATCGCTGCTGCCATTCGATCGGCCGAAACCCCACCGAGACACCACGTGCGAACCCCGCTTTGAACTGATGCTGTGCGATTCGGCCACCCTCAACACCAACGTCCCACACGATATCCATAGCCAGCGCGGGACCGCTCTGGTGGTCTGTCAGTCGGATATTCTCACCGCGACCAATGGCTATGCCCTTGTAGTCGTGTGCCGAGAGGATCACGGGATTTCGGGCAAATGGTGCGAGATCCCATCCCTGCTGGACGATGATGTCGCCATACCGATCCGGCGTGGACGTCGAGGCGATTACCGACGTGGGCGGATCGTCGCCATCTGTTGGCGCATCCCCATCTGCGATTGACTTCTCGCTGACCAGCGGACCTGAGAGGCAACGGATCACCCCACTTCTCACTGCTGCGAATAGTAGATCGCGATCCAATTCCATAGATCTATCCCGGTTGGCTCAGGAATAGCACCCTGCCGGCCATCGCGTCAACCCAGAAGCGGCGCCGGGTCTGCTACCACATTCGACAATTGACACCGGCAATTGATGTCCTCGGACGCGATCCCGAACGTCCCAGGGGAGTCCGCACGATCGCCCGAGCTGGGGATGACGAACTGCTCATCCACCGATCGCTGCTGTCCGTCCAGTTCCAGGTGGGTATCTCGAGCGTCGGGCTGTGCCTGCCACACCTTCCTCAGCTTGACGCCGGCGGCGACGGCCTGCCGGTACCCGTTCAGCGTCCCGAGATTGACGGCACGCGTTGACTCAGTGCGAGCGATCCGCAGCGTGCGAACCGGGCCGAATGCGGTACTGGTTCGGATCGCTGCGTTGATCTGACCCACAGACCACCCGCTCTCTAGGCCCTCCTCGACGATCTTCCGGATCGCGTCGGTCTGCGTACGGGTGGCATGTACCACGAGTTTCTCCAGTTCTCGCGCCACCGCAGCACGATCGGGATCGAACTCGACAACGTCAACCGGCAACGAAGCGAGCGCCGACGACATCGCCCGGCGGTACACCAAGCGCCAGGTTCGACCGATCGACTTCCGCATCTCGGACCGTTCCTCGTTCTCTGCCTCGATGTCGGAGATCACCGGAGCCCGAACCATCACGAGCCCATCACCGTTGGCGATCGCCTTGCCGGCGAACGACTCGGATACCCGCCGCTGGTATCGCGTGCTGGCTGCCGAGAGGTACGACGCGACCGCCACTTTGATCTGGCGCTCTGCCGGCCCTTGTAGCTGCTTCTCCCACCTCAGCCACCCGTCCATCGCATCGGCCGTCATCACGCGCTGACGCACCTCACAGGCGCCGCCGTTGCGCTGTTCTGACTCCATCCCGAGCGCCATGGGGAATCCGATGTCGATCGGCTCGTCAGCGACCGGCGCACCTGCCAAACCCTCGTAGGCATAGGCATCAGACGGCGCGGCACCGGCGAGCATGTGAAGATGCGCGCGCTGGACCTGGGCGGTGCGTTCGAGTTGCAGTGCGAGCACTCCCGAGAA